TCCATACGGAGTCCGCAGCGAGCACCAACTTCGCTGACGATACTGCCTTAGACTCGCCTGCTGTTACAACTGACGCAGAAGCCCTCGCCGTGAATCGCGCCCACCAGCCGGACCCTGTCGGGCGCCGCCTGGGCGGGGACTCCAGCCTGGAGCGGATCATCCGTGAGGCGGAGGCCGCAGATGCTGTGGAAGCTGACCCCATGGTCCGCAGTTCAAAGCACGCTGACGAGACTGCTAGCAGCGAACCCAAGACACGGGGCGAAACGATCCTCTCCAACGTCCGCCGGGAAGTCTACTCCGACAACCCCACCCTCCGAGACCGTACAGAGGTGGGAGACCTGGAACTTGCCGACATGCTCCAAGCCGCCGAGAGTGGCGACAGCGCAGCATTCACCCAGGCCCGGAACCAGTACAACCGTGTGCGGGATACCCGTAGCCCGGAAGGCAAGCAATTCGGCGAAGTGCTGAAGAAGCGGGCCATCGACGCGATCAACGAGCGCATCAAGCCCGGCCCCATCCTCTTGTCCGTGGAGGGCGAGGGCCCGCTGCGGATGACGCACGCTGTTGGTACGAAGGGCGCGGAGCGGAACAACGAGTCCCGCACGATCATGCAGGACGGCAAGCAAGTGACCGTCCCTGTGGAGACCATCAGCACCGGCACGGCCCGCGAGGGCCTGGAGGCGCTGAAGGACAACCTCTACATTCAGCGTGCCGGTGCGCACCTCCTGGGCCCGGTACAGCACATGCTTGATAGGGTCCCGGCCAGCATCCTTGACGGCGTGCAGATGCTCACCCGCCGCATGGACGGCACGGGCGAGGCTGGTGTGTTCTCGCAGACAGAGAACCGTATCGCTATCGGGGTGGGCCGCAGCCACATCCCCGCCAAGCAACTGACCTTCCGCGAGCAGATCGCTAGCCTGAAGGACAGCTACGAGGCCGAGGCCACCGTGCACGAAATCACCCACGCCGTGACGAGCTACGTGCTGCAGTCGGTGGAGGATGTCCGGGCCGGTCGCTACATCGCCCAAGGTCACGCCAACCCGAACCTACCCAAGCAGTGGTTCGACATGTACGATCAAGTCGCTTCGTTGCACAAGCGATTCGTCGAGACCATCCCGAAGGACGCCGGGCAGAAGCTGCGCTACGCCGGGCTGAACGTACACGAGTTCATGTCGCAAGCCATGAGCAACGTAGAGACCCGCGCCGTCCTGATGAGCATGCCCGCAGCCCCCGAGGGTGGCGGACGCTTCCAGAACATGTGGCAGCAGTTCAAGGCGCTTGTCGCCAAGTACCTGACTTTCGGCATGAAGGGCACAGCCCTCGAAGAAGCAACGATTCTGTTCGACCGCATCCTGGAGTCCCGCTCCAAGGTCCAGCCAGTCGGCCCTGACGGCACGAGCCTCCCCACCGCCAAGGACTACCCGTCCTGGGTCGCAGGGGTAGTGCAAGGTGGCAAGTCCCCGGACCTCCAGAAGGCCCCGGAGTTGTCGGAGTACCTGATGCCGGAGCTTACCCTCTCCAGCGTCACCAGCGCGCAGGCCCGTAAGTTCAGCGACCAGATCAATGCCGCCGCAGAGGAACACCTCCGGGCGAACCCAATTGACCAGCGTAAGCTGGACGTGCTGGCCGCTTTGGCGCCTGATCGCATGGGCGCCCTGACGACCGGGTTGCAGCTTGCCAAGTCCAAGACACCAGTCCTGCGCCGCATGGCCCAGCTTCTGACTGAGACGACGACTGGCGCCGCCGGCCGTGACAGCACCGTGGCCATCCGCCGCGACACGCTCCTACGCAACCTGACCAGCAACAGCCTCCAGCAGTACACGGACCTCGCGGACTCCTGGGCCGTGGACCAGAACATGAGCTTCCGGGACCGCCACTTCAACGGTGAGGCACGGCGGCAGTTCGACAAGGCCGTCACCCTGTACCAGCGAAGTGTGCTGGAAATAGGAGACGGTGAGCGCAAAGCCACAGCCCACCCGGCAGTGATGCGCGCCGCAGAGGCGATGGAAGCGCTCTACCAGCGCGCAGCCGACGCCGAGCGGCAGGCCGGTACAGCCGGTTCCGCCACCCTGCCCAAGAGCAGCAAGGGCTACGCCCCGCAGCGCATCGACTCCGCCAAGCTGGCAGCCGCTAGCGCCGAGGAGTTGCTAAAGATTCGTGGCACCCTGGCTGAGTTCTGGCAAGTCAACAACGAGTGGGACAAGCAGTTCAGCACCGCCCTCGCCGACCTCTACATCGACCGCGCCCGAGCAAGGGCCCTTGGCGATGACAGCTACGGTGCGAAGACCGTCGATGCCCAGGGTATCGGCGACGTGCGCAAGGCCGTGAAAGGGCTCCTGGAGGCGGGCTCGGTCACGCCGAAGCAAGCCGCCGACGCGATGGCCCGCCTGGAAGACAACAAGAAGCGCGGCCTCAAGAGCCACCGCGAGCGCCTGGAAATCCCCATGTTCGCCCCGATTAGCGCGGGTAAGCAGATGGTGGACTTCTTCGTCACTGACCAAATCTCCCTGGCCCACCGCCACGTGCAGTCCGCCTCTGGTGAGATTGCCCTTACGGAAATGGGCATCCCCGGCGAGGCCGGTCTTGACCGCATGCGACTCGCCGCAGTCAACAGCACCCCGGCGCCCTCCCGTGCCGATATGAGAGCCTTCGACCAAGTCACTGCCGAGTTGTTCGGCCGCGCCCCCGATGACGCCCGCTACAGTGAGGCGGCGCAGTCCGTCCGGCTAATGACGAGCGTGCTAAAGCTCGGCGGGGTGGTGTTCAACCAACTTGCGGAGACGGCCAACGTGATCCACGCCTTCGGGATGCGGGCCGCGCTGCACCAAGTCGTGACGCTGCCGGCCAAGCTGCTGGAAGTGCACGAGTTGAAGACCGGGCGCAAGTCCGGGCACAGCCTCCTCGATTCCTTCGAGGCGGATGGCGCCGAGATTGGCATGGGCGACTACCGGATGAACTTCCCTCTGCGCGCATCGGACGAACTTCTGAGGGAGTACACCGAGACGCCGGGCATGGTCAACACCCTGCTCAAGGCCGGTGCGATGGCGCAGCACAAGATCAGCTTCATGCGCGGCATCCTGGCAGCGCAGCACCGAGGCGTGGCCGAGTTGATCGTGAAGAAGTCGGCGCGATTCATCAACGAGTGGGATGGCGTGAGCCCGATTCCCTCTCGTCTGCAGGACATGGGGTTCACCCAGGAACTTGCAGCAGCGGCCAAGCAGCAGATGCCCAAGATGGCCGTCTTCAACGAGGGTCGGCTGGTCAGCTTCGACGTGCAGCAGTTGGGCAATCAAGCTGCCATCGAGGCGTACAGCCAAGCCGTGCATCGGGGCACCAAGCAGATTATCCAGGGCACCTTCGTGGGTGAGCGCAACGCCTGGGTGCACAACGACTACATGGGCATCCTGACGCAGTTCCGCACGTTCTCCGTCACCGCGATGGAGAAGCAGTGGGCGCGTCAGCGCCTGACCTACGACAACCAAGCCGTGGGGTACGCCTACTTGGCCGGCCTCATCACGGCCCAGGCCGCAGTGGCGCTTCCGATCTACGCTGCCCGGGTCTACTCCCAAGCCGCGTTCATGGATCAAGAGAAGCGCGAGAAGTACATCAACTCTCGCATGAACGGCCCCGCCATGGTGCGCGGCCTGATGAACTACTCAAGCTCCTCCGGCGCCCTCGGCGACCTGATGGAGTACGCCCTCATGTTCGGCGGAAAGGCTGCCGGCATGGATGGTGCCCGAGGGGCGGGGCAGGCTGACGTGGTGAGTTCTGCAGTCCCCGCAGCGGGCGCTGTGAACCAGTCCGTGAGAGCAATCGGTGGCGCCGTTGAAGGTGCCCTCGACGACAAGGACGACAATGTGCACTTGGACCGCGTTCTGAAGACCCTCCCCTTCAGCAGCATGTGGTACGTGGTGCCCTTTATCAACGCGGCGAAGTAACCATGGCCCAGGCCGGGCCTTCCCACAGCCATGAAATCTGACATGTCCATTGAAGCTGTGAAGCTCACCCCCGGAGCGGGCGTGGGAGGAGCGTATCTATTCGGCATCCCCGTGCCGACAATCGTGCTGTGGTTGACCGGGCTGTACTATATGGTGCTGCTGGTGACAATCCTGCGAGACAAGTGGTTCATGCCCTGGTATACGGCGCGAAAGGAATTGAGAAATGGCCAAGACATCCGCGAACGAGGACGCCTTGGGGACCCTGCACCGTCTGATGACCGAGCAGTTTCTCCTCCTCTTGGGCGGGAAGCTGACTCGCCCTATCTTTGACAAGGAAGGGCGGGAGACTGGCAAGGAGACGTTGACGGCCACGGCCGCCGAACTCTCGGTCATCCGGGCCTTCCTGAAGGACAACGAAATCACCGCCGCCATGGACGAAGGCTCTGCCCTCGACCAGCTTCGCCAGCGCCTCGCGCAGGGTGGGCAGGGCGGCAAGGCACTCACCGCGCAGGACTTTGACCTGCCCGGCACGGTGCAGTAGTGGCCCGCGAAAGCGCAGCCGCAGCTATCCAGCGATGGGAGAAGCTGCGGCTGGTCCAGGCCCACTACAAGAACTTCGACACGTTCCTGGTGGACGTGATGAAGCTCCTGGGATTCCGCACCACGGAACTCCAGAAAGACATCGGTGACTACATGGTCAACGGTGGCATCAACATCATGGTCCAGGCCCAACGCGGGCAGGCCAAGACGACGATTGCCGCAGCGTTCGCCGTATGGTCCTTGATCCACGACCCCTCGTTCCGGGTGGTCATCGTCTCTGCCGGCGAATCGCTGGCAAACGAAGTCAGCACCTTGGTCATCCGCATCATCGGGACCATGGACGTGCTGGAATGCATGCGAGCAGATAGCCGCGAAGGCGACCGCACCAGCGTCGAGCACTACGACGTGCACTACTCCCTCAAGGGTGTGGACAAGTCGCCCTCGGTGGCGTGCGTGGGCATCACATCGAACCTACCCGGCAAGCGGGCGGACATCCTGATCCCCGATGACATTGAGTCGCCGAAGAACAGCTTGACCGCCGAGCAACGTGCCCGACTGGCGCACCTGACCCTCGAATTCACATCCATTGCGACAGGGCAGCCCGAGAAGGGCATCCCTGGGCGCATCATCTGGCTCGGGACTCCGCAGTCAGTAGACAGCGTGTACAACGCCCTGCCGGGGCGTGGCGTCAAGGTCCGCATCTGGACAGGCCGCTACCCGACGGTGGAGGAAATGGAGAACTACGGCGACTTTCTTGCGCCGTACCTCATCAAGAAGATCGAAGCGGACCCCTCGCTACAGACCGGCGGTGGCCTCCTGGGCAACCAGGGCAAGCCCACCGATCCGCAGCTAGCCGGCGAACAGGTCCAGCAAGAGAAGGAACTCGACAGCAAGTCGCAGTACCAGCTTCAGCGGATGCTGAACACCAAGCTGAGCGACGCCCTACGCTTCCCGCTGAAGACCACTGCCCTCCTCGTGATGCGTCTTGATGCTTCCCGCCGGGTGCCGGTGTCGATCACGCCGGGCTTCACCAAGTCAAGCCTGCAGACTATCGTGTCCGCTGGCATGTCCTGGCAAGTGAACACCCCGCAGACCCTCAGCCAAGAAACGGCGATCACGCCTGAACTCGTCATGTACATTGACCCTGCTGGCGGCGGCCTCAATGGTGACGAAAACGGCTACTCGGTCACCGGACAACTGAACGGCAACATCTTCGCCTTCGAGTTCGGCGGAGTGCCGGGCGGCTACTCCAAGTCCAGCACGACGGCCCTGGCCCGTGTCGCCGCAAGGTGGCGCGTGTCCAAGGTCATCATCGAGAAGAACTTTGGCTTCGGCGCGTTCCGCGAAGTCTTCACACCGATGCTCCATGAGTTGTGGAAATGCGCGGTGGAGGACGACATGGTCACGGGCCAGAAAGAGACACGACTACTCGCCACCCTGGAACCCGTCATGGGCCGGGGCGCCCTCATCCTGAATGAGGCAATGGTCGAGAACGATGACCAGCAGGCCCGGGTGCACGGCATCCAAAAGGCCAGCACATACAGCCTATTCCATCAGATTGCCCGCCTGACGCGGGATCGTGGATCGCTCGCCCACGACGACCGCCTAGACGCCCTGGAGGGCGGAGTGCGGTATTGGCAGGCCCTGCTAGCACAGGACCAGACCAAGGTACTAGAGAAGCTACGCAGGGACGAGTTTGTCAAGCAGACGAAGGACCCCCTGGGGCACAATGACGAGCGGGCGTGGACTCCCAAGCGGCGTCCAAACCTGCTGACCAAGAGACTCCGATGATCGTAGTGCGTAAGGCCAGATCGCAGAACGACCTCGCAGATTGCCACGTCATGCAACTGGAGTGCTTCCAACACGGGGAGCACCGGGACGTGCAAAAGGACCACTGGTGGATCGCCCTCGTTGATGGCGAGCCCGCAGGGTTCGGCTGCTTGGCAATTGTCCCCTATCCCGACAAGACCGTCGAGGGCTACCACGCGATAGCGGGAGTCCTCCCGAAGTTCCGGGGCAGGCGGATTCAGAGCCGACTCATCAAACGGCGTGAGAGCTATGCCAAGCGGCACGGCTGCATGGGCTGCATCAGCTACACGGCGTGGTTTAATCGTGCTTCCGCGAACAACCTGATTCGTGAAGGCTACTGCCTGTACAAGCCTCAGAAGGATTGGGGTTTGAAGGGCGCACTGTACTTCAGAAAGGTCTTCAGTGAACCTCTTTGACATGCCGACTCCCGGCCCCATCACGGGGGCTCAGGGCCTCGTGCAGGCCGCGTACAAGGCAATCCAGTATTCCCGCATCATTGCTGAGCAGTCGCCCAGCAGTGACACGGGGGCGCAACTCAGGAAGTTCTTTCTTGACTGCGCCAAGTTCTGCCCGAAGCCAGTCATGGCTGAGCAGATTCAAGCCCGGGATGAGGCAGCCGCTGCCACCCGCGCCACCGCAACCAACACGGCCGGTGGCCGTGGGAGACTCAAATGAAGATTCACGACCTGCCCCCGCTGCTGCCCAACCACGGCGGCATCGACCAAGACCTCCGCGCCGACCTCGTCCGGGCTCTTGACCGCCTCGCCCTGAATGGAACCGCCGCCGACAAGGCCACGTTCTCGCTGGGCATGAAGGCCGCCGCGCTGTACGCCAATGACGCCGTCGAGCCGACGCCCGTCGCCCTGGCCGCCGGCGCATGCCTGCTGAACAGCACCACGGAAATCGACGTGTGGCTCACGAACCAGTACATCCTGGACACGCGCTCCATCGACATCACGCAGTTCAGCGTGAACAACGGTGGCACGGTCTCGGCCGTCGCGCTTGTGGCCCCGGACGTTCTGCGCATCACA